GTCCAAGGTCTGCAGCACGTCGTCTCCGCCGGCTACAATCTTGTGCTTGTCGAGGATTTCCTCATCAGTACAACCCAGACGCATCAACACCAACGTGTTCAATGTGATCTGAGCCATGCTGTTGACTACAATGGTTAGAAACCAGCCGCTCTTCATGATCCCGTTCGCCTTCGGCGAATACACGTGACCACTTGAAGTGCGGTACCGGCTGTTCACGCAGATTTCTGCGAACGCAGCCTCAACGTCAACCAAGTACTGAGCGAACTCTTCCTCGGGCATGTTCAGAGGGCGCACTGCCAACTCCTGCACGATTTTCCTGCAGGCGACAAAGCACCACTCTTGAAACATGTAGTCCCAATTCTTCTTGTCTGACTCCTGGAGCTTACCGCGACCTAGCCATTGGGCTAGGTTCTCGATGTGCCCTGCGTTGCCATGAGCAAACGCATATTTCACAGGTGATTTCTTCCAATTGTCCGTCATTGAGAACGCCAAGTTCTTGAAAACGGAAGCGTGTTTCAGCAGCTTGTGCAGCGGGAGGCCAACAATAATTCTAGGCATGCCTTGGGCAAGCTTCGACTTCTTCGTCGGTTCACTCTTGTTAAAGGCTTTCAAGTCGAACGACTCATTCCACTCATTGAGTGTGGTTTGAGCCAGTCCGGCGTCGCCCATTGCTGCAATCACTTGCTGGTTTGTCGGAAGGCCATTAGTGCAGTGCGGGTAGCCCGAACTCTTCCCTGGCTTGATTAGGCTAGAGTTGATAATTCGCTGCAATCCCTCGACAGTCTTGTACCCTGAGTCAGGTTCAAATTTGTTTGCTTCAAGCTGCTTGGAGACCAAGGCTACCAACCGAAACATTTCCTTCTCGGTTGGTGGTTCCTTGACCATGGCAGCTCGCTCATCGAAGAGTTTGAGGTGGTTCAAAACCGATCTCTCTTCGGACTCAGCAGACATGTCGGGGTACTCAAAGATTCCAGGCTGGTAACCTAGTTTCTCGAGTTCTGGCATCTTTTCCTCCAAATACTGGACAATGGCAGGATTGGGTTTCGGGTTGGTCGGCCCGCAACCTTGCTTTTCGCTAGGCAGCTGCCAACAGAACCCCAAATCCTTACCCTTGTCTAGGTCAGCACTCTCATCGTTGTAGTTGTGAAAACATTGGGCTAAGATCGCATCTTGCTTTCTATCCTCCTCTTTCTCATCAACATCAAAGGCTCCAATCCACCGTTCGGTGATCTGGCGCCTTGTCCAACCATACGAGCATCCTCCATCATCGGTGAGGACGGCGAAACGACCGTCATCAAGTTCCTCAAACTTGGCGGAACGCCCGTGGAATTTCCAATCTCTTCCATAGGTTTCCTCCTCCGATGTGTTGCTTTCGCAAGTCGCCCGGACAACATCCTTCAGGACCTCAATCCTGATCGCTATGTTCTTATCCGACGACCCTGCGACGTGCAGACCTACCACGCTATTTCCGCAGAAGAGAGGTCCTCCTGAAAAGCCCTTCCTAGTCGAGGCAGTGTGCCAAAGCTCTTTGGCGCCACTACCAGGCTGGGTCGTGCCCACAGATGTGACCAGCAGTCCTTTGTCTCCAAAGCCAACTGCACAGATGTGTTGCTTGTACAACGAAACCAGCTTAGTACTAACTTCAGCCAGGCCAATCTGCGACCACTGGGCCGCCGATAGCTGTTTCATGTACACGTCAAGGGCCTGATCCTTAACGATATTCTCGTCAAGGTCAAAGAAACCCTCAGGAGCGCACCAGATTTTCTTCCGATCAATCTCGAAATTCTTTCCGTTGCTTCTGATTGGCGCAATGTAGATATTAGCGGTTCCCGCTGACAATCCATTTGCGAC